CGTACCGTCTTCCAGGTAGTAGGCAACGTTGTTAGGGGACGCGTTCAGTATAGCAGCAAGATCGTCAGTCGTCTTGATGATATAATACTGCGTCTCCTGTGCCACACCATTCGTATCACCCACCCAGACATGGCCCTCGGTGAGTATATTGTCCAGCCCGGACCCGCTGCCTGTACCTATGACTTCATCGCGCAGGTCGATGTAATCGTTACCATCGCCTGTCGAACGTATACGACTCTGCACCGCGTTACCGTAACTGTTCGATGTTTGGTAGATAATTGTGCCAAGGAACTTCCACTCGACCGAGGGCAGCCCCGCAAGTACAAGATCGGCGACCTCAGTTAACGCACCATCACGCGCCTGCCCGACAGTATCGTACTCCGCCTGCCCCTGAATGATACCGTACTCGCGATCTGTATCATTGGTGGCAAACACGTGTGCAAGCACGAAATCACGATTGCTGACCTCTGTCTGCTGCCAGGTGCCCCCGTTATTCTCGTTCCACGCGGCCCGGCCCGTGCCGGTAGTCAGCACACCGAAACTGGCTGACTCGTCCACACGCCAGATATTCGAGGCGTCAGCGCCGTCGCCTCCACACCAAACTCCGCATGGCTATCAAGGTCGCCACTCTCGTCAGCGGCAATATTCGTGAGACCACCGCCGCCATCAACGAGTGCCAAACGAAAACCACGCGTATCGTGCAGATTCAGGTGCGTCCTGCCTGACATCTGGATCGTATGGAAATGCTCGCGATTGAACATAATCTGCTTGGAATTGGTCGCGTCCCAGTAGACAATACCGACAAAACAATACCGCGTAATCATCTCGTTAGTCCACGTCGTGGTCTCCTGAAGTGTTCCGTTCTCATCGTAGTAGATGTAATGCATACCTTCGGTGTTTGCGATCTGCTTCGTATCACCAGCAGACGTGTACTTCGTACCGTCAGAATAGAACGAGAAGTCAGCGCCAGTCGGCTGAATCGAAAACGTGCGATCAGGACCGCTGTCCGACCATGTAACAAGCACATCAGTAGTCGGGTCGATCACACCATTGATGCCGAAATCTTCACCGTCATATCCAGTTGCGCCTGTCGCCCCTGTAGCACCAGTGGCACCAGTCTGACCAGTGGCACCAACAGCACCAGTGGCACCAGTCTGACCAGTGGCACCAACAGCACCAGTGACACCTGTAGCACCAACAGCACCAGTTGAACCAGTTGAACCAGTAGCACCTGTAGCACCAACAGCACCAGTTGAACCAGTTGAACCAGTGACACCTGTAGCACCAACAGCACCAGTTGAACCAGTGACACCTGTAGCACCAACAGCACCAGTTGAACCAGTTGAACCAGTAGCACCTGTAGCACCAGTTGAACCAACAGCACCAGTTGAACCAGTAGCACCTGTAGCACCAGTTGAACCAACAGCACCTGTAGCACCAGTCTGACCAGTTGAACCAGTAGCACCAACAGCACCAGTTGAACCAGTTGAACCAGTAGCACCTGTAGCACCAACAGCACCAGTTGAACCAGTGACACCTGTAGCACCAACAGCACCAGTTGAACCAGTGGCACCAGTGGCACCTGTAGCACCAGTCTGACCAGTTGAACCAGTGGCACCTGTAGCGCCAGTGGCACCGTTCAAGATAGAAGTGGCACTAATCCGAGCAACACCATCAACAATCGCAACAGTCAAACCAGCACGAAAATCTAACGTGCCAGCCGCAGTTTTGAAAACACCATCATCTTTAACAACAATGGCAGAATTCACTACCGGGGTACTTTCAACATGAGTAAATAAAAGGACCCATTCAGCATCTTGGTTGCCCTTCTTTGTATACATCTTCAACTGCCAGTCTTGCGGATCAGTATCATCAAGCCAGATATAACCAAGCTGCGGGTCCTCAGGAGGCATTGAACCCCTATGGTGGACAGCAAGAGCAAAGAAGTTATCCCGTATTTCGAGAGAGTTTACCTTGCTTCGATTCTCTGGTTTTGTTCGATCAAAAACCATGGTCAACTCCTAGAGAGTCTCACCATCCCAAATATAGCCATAGTCCCAGTTGAAACCTGCGTCCCAACGGATGCCTGCCACCTTACCACACTGGCCAAGAGGAGCATCCACATCGATAGCGATCCACTCCTCCAAGACCTCAGCCGGATCAATGATATCCGCGATCTGAATATCAATCCTACGCACGGCCTTGACCGTGGTAGACAGACGCGGAACCCAACCATCCATCCGAATACCAATAGTCCTGCGAAGCTGACGTTCCTCGCCATCTTGGGCCTCTAGCTGGCTATTGTTCGACATTTGAGTCAGCGTGACAGGAACGATCCTCCAACCGAACGGGTCCTCATGCTTGACCCCCAACCAAACTTCATCACCCATATTGAAGGCTCGGATGACCTGCTGCGATATGAGGTCAAGGTCAAACAGATTCCTTGCCCAGACATCTATCTGATAGGGCAACTGAGTCGGCGTCGGCCACTCAAAGCCCTCCCACGCGAAGATATCACAGTGGTTCTCCGGCCACGTGTACCTCGGGGCCACCCGCTCTCCGTTGATCCCAAGAGCCTGAGCCTTGCGCATCCGAGCGTGCCTCCATCTCTCAGGCACATCGAAATTCGCATCAAGCCGCTGCATGCTGATGAAAGGAAGCGGGATCGACTTCACATCGACCTGACGCCCCCACCGCTTCGCTAGAGTCTTAGCCATCTGACCAAAGGCTCGCTCCGGCGTGGCAAAGACCACAGGGACGGCCTTGCCCTTACGCTTCACGTGGCGCAGGAAGGTCCTGTACATGGTGCGATCATACCCCTGATACCAAACGACAAGCTCATCGGCCTCGGTACGCTCAGTACTGATTTGTTCGACCATGGAGCTATCCTTCGGTCAGTTCATCACCCAAAGGCGGAACATCTTCCAAAACTTCCATACGCGCCCGTGCTTCGCGTAAGAGACGATTTGCCCATTTGGGCGTCTCCTCGGAGGCTGCCCACCGTTTCAAGACTTCCACAAGCCTCTCTACGGCTCTACGAAGCTTGTACGGGGAATGTCCAACGCTGCCGACTACTTCAAGCAGTCGTGCGCCAGTCTGCCCCCGCCTGAGCTTCAGGTCAACCTCGACCCGATCCCACCAAGCATGCACCGCGTCGATGTCCACTACAGCTTCTCTCTTGCCTCCATCAACGTCTGACCTGCCCGATTCGTCTC